GTGTTTTTCCTCTCTTAATTAATCTCATGTGAGTATAGCACATTCATTCGATATTTTGCAACAAATCATTGTCAATCAGACAATTAATATATTCATTCACGCTCATGCCTCTCTTGGAGGCAGCGCTTTTGATTTTTTCTTTTTTCCCCGCTTTCATTGTCAGGTTGATTCTATCATATTTTTCTTTGATATATTTATTAATGTACTGGTTTTGATTAAACTCACTCATATTATTTGTTCCTCTTTTCGTTTACGATGTATATTATAACTAAGATGTCGAATATTATCTGACTAACTAAAAATAATGTTTCCATTTTACTACCTCCATTGACTTTTTCGTATTTTCGTAGTAAGTTGAGAGTGTGGGGAGCTTTCCGCTCCCCTTTTACTCAACTGTTTGTTGGTTACTTGTTGAGTATTAAGTTTAGCAATTGTAAAACGCTTATTATCAGATTTATAATTGCTGTGGCAAGAATGATGTTTTGAAGGGCTTCATTCTTGCCTTTTTTCTTTTGTCGTTTCTTTTTCTTACTCACTTGTCTTACCTCCTTACATGATTATAATATCACATTATGCGCATAATGTCAATAGTATTTTGCGCATAATGTTATTTTAAAATAAAAAAATAGGACATCCATCAATCTGACAGATGCCCTATGTTATAATAATTATTTAATTTGTTGAGTCGGTCGGCAGCTCATTGGTATACTTTGATAGTGCCTTTTTAACTGTGCGCCACACCTTTTTGACTGGTAAACCGCACAATGACATATTCTTTAATATACTGACTATCTCGTATGCAATATATAACAGTGCGAAAAACTCCATTGTTCCGACTGTCTGTCCCGGAAGATATGTTCTTGCACCGGCCGGGATGAATCCGATGAGGTTCAATCTTATGATTGAGTCGACCAGAGCCAAGAGCACAAGAGAAATCAACATACCGACCTTTCTGATTGCTCCATTGATTCCAAAGTTTGAATTGAACTTTTTCTCCTTGATTGCTCGTAATACTCCGAAGATAGTGTCCATCACTATACAAATAACTACTATCTCCATAATTTTGTTGCTTGCTGTTGTTGCAAAAAATCTTGTAATATCATTCATCATTTTTTTCCTTATCCTTTCAAAAGTCTGTATGTTGTGAGAAGTCCGACACATGCATCCTGTGTCAGTCCTCTATTTTTTTGGAATACCATCACACATTTCGAGAGGTAGTCGCTCCATTCTTTATAGTCTGTATCTAGCTTAGTAAAGCTATATACATTATGTAGCGTTTTCCTCAGCCACTTGATTGCTGTCGGACAGTAATGTTTCTGGCCGCTCCACAGGTTGTGGCTCTTTGCGAATGCCTGCGAGTCTGCTCCAAATTTACCATCCTCTTTCAGTGCATCAGCTCCTTTAAGGTCGAAGCCTACATTCATAGCATGCTGCCATTTTCTGACTTCTTCACTTTCCAAGTAATAGTTAACATTACCCTTCCAGCTCTCATCGCTCGGCTTGGCCGGTGCGGGTGCAGGCTGGCTTGTTGCTGTTGTATCTTTTGCTCCAAGCTCCACATATAAGAGGTTGGCATCTGTGCTGTTATTGAGTCCGGAGCAAGTGAATGCACTGGTGTACTGCCATCCATACAGGCTGTGTACAATGGCAGGCTTCTTGGCATCGTTCGGATCGTCCCCGATTGTCATTCCCTTAGTTGATGGATAACGCGCGATCCAGAATGGACAGTTAATCTGATTAGCATATGGCAGAATATAGGTATTGTAGAAGCTTAGCCCGGTGTACACTCCAAAATCAAGCCCTGCCGCCTTGATTTCTGACTGATATGTGTTGATGATGTCGATTAAGGTCTGTCCAAGTCCCTGCTGGCATCTGTCCTCTACATCAAGCCATACGAATGTCTTTCTTCCGGCAAGTACCTCAATCACTCTCTGTGCATCCGTCTTTGCCTTTCCTAATGTAGTTGCGTACGAATAATTATATACACCCTGAATCGGCATTCCGGCTTCTGTGCAGCCCTTCCAGTTCTGCTCGAAGGTCTTGTCTGGGTTTAGATCCTTTCTGATGATTTTTATAATGGCATACTGTACACCAGCCCATTTTACTTTGTTCCAGTCTATTGTTCCCTGGTATGATGATACGTCAATTCCTTTCATGATGTCTCTCCTTTCGTTCTGTGCATTTGTATTAATGTTGTTCATAAGCTTGCGCCCCTTTCTTTATATTATAAGAGCCGGCACCTCATTTGGTGTCGGCTCCTAGGCTCTATTTGTTAGTTACATATTAAATTTTATATTTTCTATCTCGCTCCCTAACCAGAGTTTAAGTAGCTTAACAAATGGCAAAATAACTATTAAAAATGATATTATGGGAACAATGATTGGTAAGATATGTTTTATATATTACAAACATATTATCAGTGGTGTTGTAAAAAATAAGGAATATTTCCTAGAAAATGTAACTAATCTCGGATTACCATTGCCATTAATGAAGCCTGATTTCCCGACTTTAACATCTCCAATGTTTATGGTGGCTGGTGATTGGAGTACCCCTACTGCCGCAATAGCCGCATTACAATTAAAAGCTGATGGTACATTATCATGGGTATCATCACATGGACATACAGAACCTCTTACTTACATGGGATTCATTGCATATATTGCAAAATAATTATTAGTCATGATAAAATAGTATATAATTTACTCTAATATTACAACTAGCGGTTGCTTTATCTTTCCATACGACATAGATACCAGTTGTTGTGATTGTTGGCGATTCAAGATGCCCTGAAAATGCTGCACCATCACCGTTTGTAATTGATACACAAAGATTATCGAAATTGAATGTTGATGAAGATAATCCTAGTGCAGAAATAACATCATTTTTTGACAATAGTAAACATGAGTTATTTCCCGGTAAAATTTCGAGTATTTTGGTACTCATTTTCATGATGGAAATATTCCCTAAACTATTTAATTTATTAAGATCTGTTTTTAGATTACCTAAACTCTGGTTTAATGCACTTATAGCTCCAGTACACGTTCCATCCCCTATCTTGGATATGTCCGTTTTTCCTATCCGCTTTGTGATAAAATACTTTAATCCTGTAAGATCCAAATATTTTGCCATTTTTTCTCCTTCTTTCTATGCAAATGCCGCATCTATTTCACTATTGGTTATTGCAACCATATCCGACTGCTTTATATAGCTGCTTAGGTCAATTTCTCTTGTACCTAATTTTTCATACTTATTGTTAATCCATAAATATTCATCATACACATTCTGTCCTCTTCCAGAATTGGCAATTAAATAAAACGTTCCCTTAACGCCTGTTGATGGCAATGTCTGCACTACTTGAAAATCCAATTTAGTAATACCGGCCATCGCTGTTGAAATGGCCGATGTTACAAATGCTGTTGATGCGGCCTGAGTATTATTTGTACCAGCTGATGCTGTTGGCACTTTAGGTGTACCAGTAAAAGACGGACTCGCTATAGGTGCTTTCTTAGTTAGCTCAGCCTGTACTGCCTTGTTTTGTACCGGGTTTGTTGAAGTGCTACTCAGTTCACTATCTACTGTTGTCTTATTTGCACCTTCCGCTATTCCATCAAGCTTTTTCTTATCACTTACTGACATAAGACCATGTGCAGTCTGTGTTGCATCAGAATAAGTTGTATTTGTCGGTGCTCCATATGTACCATCCCCTCGTAAATACTTTCCATAATCGCCAGCTGCCGGTGCAGGTACCAATCCTGACGTTCCAGCTGCTGAAGCTGTTGCACCTTTCATAACAGCATACGTTGTATTTTCTTTCGGTGGTGTATATCCAAGTGCTTTTATTACATTATCACTTGTAAGCTCTCCTCTGATAGTTTGTGATGATTTGTTTTCAACATTGCCTAATCCGATTTCTTCCTTTGAATGTGTGTGTCCTTTATCACTTTTATCTTCCAATAGAGTTTTAATTTTACTAATGATGTATACCGCACCTGTAAGATTTAAATATTTATTTTCCATAGTTCTCCTTTCTGTTATCTAAAGTCCATTAAATATAGCCTCTATTTCTTCAATGGTAATAGCATTATCATTATTAACTGCATTCACCTCCTCCGGGGTGTATGATGGTTTGTTTTGTGCTTTAGCCCATTCTGGTATGGTTGGATCTGTCTCATACATATCTCCTGATATTTCTTTTCCATTCAAGCGGGGTTTGTTTTTTAGCTGTTCATAATCATCCATTATGTATATTTGCTCACATTCAATTATTAATTCAGTATCATTTTCCATTTCAAGTTCAATTTCTGTCATATCATCCCCTCTTTCAATATATCTTCAACTGGTACTGACTTGATATTGCTTGCAATTACATTTTCATCTTTTGTCTTTGCCCTGACCTGTATCAATACATTCTTCATAGCATCAAGCTGCAGTGTTTCATCTTGAGATAATTTAATAAATAATGTTTCATCCGAAGTATTCAATTGATCCATGGACTTCTCAAACTCATATTTTCCCTGTTTAAAGGTTACATATATTTTTTCCAAATTATTTATATCACAACCTTTTAATTTTATTTTGATTGTTGGAGTTGTTCCTCTTCTCATACTTCACCTCTTGTCTCAAAACTTATATTGCATCAATTTCCTTGGTACTTATAGTTTCTATTTTATCTACTTTTTGATTGACACTTTCAATTTGTTTTCTAACAGCCTCCCCCGCTGTATCGTATGACTCTCCTGCAAATCCTTTTCTCACATCCTTAAGCTCTGCTTCGTAGTTGCCAAATCTTTTTAACAATTGTTCCACAAGTGTAGTCTGCTTTTCCTCTTCCTCATCACCAAATCTCATTTTTCCAGTACATTTAACAACTATGTTGAACGATATCAGCTTACTGTCACCATCTATCACTCTGATCTGCATAACATTCTGCCCTGCATGAAAAAATGACTCAGAAGGAATAATCGTAATCGTATTTCCATCCACTTCTGCCAAGGCTTTATTAGGCTCAGCCATAGTTCTTGTACACATACTGTACACAACTGCTGCCGCTGTACCCGGAATAGTGTAATCCTTTATATCAAACTCTAATGCGATTGAATTTGTGCCCTCAGTTACCTCTATTGGAGCCTGAAGCACATTCTTTGTAACATATATGTCTCTTTTGATAGTCTGCATTCAAATATCTCCTTTCCTATGCAGGAATAAATCTAACTATATATCTTCCAGCCGGTTCTACACCTGACTCAAGGAAATCATACCAGGATCTCGCATATTGTCTTCGTGCTTCTTCCTCTTCCACACCGGCTCTCTCAAAGTTCTTGAGGTAAGCTGAAGCAAGATACTCCGGTGTCTCTGTACTTGTTTTAAATTGAGACCATGTCAGATTATACGCAGATGTTTTAATCCATTCACCTGTAGATTCTGATAACTGATCAATCCAATATAACTGTACTGTTCCATCTCCTATATCGTATCCGTTAGCCTTTGCCCAATTTGTATATTTGGTTGCCGGAGTCCACTGCACCAGTCCATAGCCACCGGAATAGTTGCCCTCTTTAAGGCTTTGCCACAATCCAGGATTAATGGTTGATTCTCTCTGCATATTTCCAAGCAGGCCTGAGATTGCATTGATTGTCCAGCCTTTATCACTTAGATATGTATAAATTTCTTTGGCATTGCTCTCCATCTCTCCCTGCGTCAAATATTTATTATTACTAATCATGGATAAGCACCCTCTTTCGATTTTCCTCCTATAAGCAGGCCTCCAACATAATTCTCATAAGTTCCATCCGAATACTCTACTGTTCCGGTAAATCCGTTATATCCGTTTACACCGAATGACTGGCAATCAACATATACCTCGCCAGTCTTAAACATTCTAAATAATGCATTTTCAGTACCGATTTTAAAAATTTCATTACTTACTGCAAAAATTCTCCCGACAGTATTACCACTTTTGTCCATGATCTTCATCTCCCCCTCTGAGATCTCTACTCTTCGGCCAAATTCATCACTTCCACAAGTGTATTTACCATTTGTCAGTATTCCATCTTTATCCATGATAGTTAGGATAGCTCCATTACCATCTAATACTTTTATAATGCCTGCTATGTTGTCTATTCCGCCAATGGTCAATGTTCCTCCATATATCCTGTCTGCCAGCATGGTTCCGGCTATAATATAGTCGGCAAAAAAGCCTTTCCCGGTTCCGAATGTACTCCATATCCAGTCTTTTCCATCAGCGGTCCTTTTGGATGCAATCTCAAATCCCATTGATCCAAGGCACATAGCTCCGAACGTAGGTGAATCAGGGGTTAAATCCTCAAAAAGCATGGCTCGTACATCCTGCTTTTGAGCTACATCACGTAGTGCATGAAACTGTGTTTTCACTGCATCCAGTATTCCCTGCACCTGAGAGCCGATCACAGATCCATCTTCTCTGATTGCGCTCTCAATTCGGTTATTAATACTGACCTGATTTGATATGTAATCAAATTGATAATCGCCCAGCGATACAGATAATATGCGGTCATTCACACAATCCCACTCTAATTCCGTAACTCTTGCATCTGTAACTATATCAAGATTATTGTTTCTACAATGTACGGTATCACCAAGAGACACTTCTACAAGCCCCTTGACATCGGCATACAGCTCTGTATCCTCAATCATTACCATATCCACAGATATAGTTACTTGAGGCTTGTCTGCCCCCGCTTCCCACTGTTCCTGACAGCGTTTTCTAAGTGCAGCCTCCAGTTGTGCCGGTGTATCGCATATGATCACACCTTTCGATTCATCATCTTCCTGTGCATCAGCTCTCATTTTTACATCTTCAAATTTCATTGTTGAATATTTGACTGTTGGATATTTGTCTATAAGAGGGGAATCAACCCAAGGAGCATCCCCATCTATCTGATATCCGTTATATGCCTGTGGAATGATCCGGGTAACCACATTTCTTAGGTCAACCTCCTCTTTCATTCCGTTCTCAGCAATGTTTTTTCCGTAAAGGATCTCAACACCTCTGTCGCTGCCAGCATGACGATTTATTATCGCTTTGTAATTATCATATACGATTTCACCGCCCCATCTCTTAACAAAAGAATTCTCATCGTCACCATTGATTGCTTCGATGAGATTTTTATTTTGGTAATATGCAGTTCCAGTCGATGTAATATCTGTTTCGGCTGTATACTTTTTATTCGGTGCAGTCATGATATCAAGAGCCTGCTGCCCTGTTTTGTCAGTTGGACGGACATCCAAAAGGAAACAATCATCTGCCGCATCCATAAATATAGGCTGCAGATCAGCAGATATTCCTGAATCACTTTTTTCCTTATGAGTTATTCTGAAAAGCTGCTCTCCATTAAAGGAAGGCATCTTAACAACTGCTCCCTCTTTAATATACTTCCAGCGGTCTTCTGAATCCTTTGGATGTTCAAGCGTTACCTCCCATATTCCATTCAATACGGCATGAACGGATGCACTTGAAGGAAATAATGACATATCTCCGTTCTGATCAAAGTTTGTATTTTCAATGTTATATATCTGGATCATAAGCACCTCCAATTAGGTATCACTTTCAGATTTCCTCCGTAAAATTCAATCTTGTTGTTTCCCGGCTGTAGATACATATCTTCATAATTTCCTGACACTTTGGTATTATTCAAAGTACCATCCTCGCGATACGCGATCATCCGATCTGTATCTATGGTCAGATTTTGACCAACATTAGCAGTCATCGTTTTTCCATTGATCTTAAGCGTACACATACCTTCTGCTGCGATCTTATATGTCGGATGACACTCTATATAAGGATTCCAGCAAACATCTTCTATGTCATATTCCATTGCACCATCTACGGAATATTGGAGCCCATCCAGTGTGTGAAATATCGCTGTAAAATTGCCTATCCGCTCAGATGTCCTCTCATTATCATCTAATTCAACATAGGTTATTTTATAAAAAAAGCCTGCATCATCAGATATAATAAGTTTTGCATTTCTTTCTGACAGCCACTGTTTTGCCATTCTCCAGCGATCATTCCACCTGTCTACTGCTCCGATATAATTAAATGGTATCTTTATTGGTGTTGCTGCATATGTACCATTAAACTTGTATATGGTTCCATCCCGCCCTGATAGTTTTACCTCTTCCATATTCGGCTGAGCGGCAGGAATAGATATCAACTCCCGGGCAAATATCTGAAGCGAAGAGCCTCTTATGTCATTGTATTGTATGTCCTGCATTATTTTCCTTTCGCCCCCTGTGTTGCTAATGTCTTATTTGCCATCTGCTTAAGAACGAGATTTGTAAGTAATGTGATCGACTTCTTATCTCCAATATAAATGTTATTCTCCGCAGTCATTGATATTGATTTGAATGCTTCAACGATCATTGCGGCCAATGTTGCATTATTTGCCTCATTTTCTTCTCTCATGTAAGATTTCAATAACTTAATTGGTAAAACAGCCTCTTTGCCTGCTTCTCCTCCACCCATAAATGAGTTACCGTTCTGGCCGAAAATTGTCGGACTGTTCAGGATTCCTCCGTTCGCATACCAATCCACAGAAATTTTAGGTACCTTAAGTGGGGAAAGTGACCACTCTCCACTAGCTTTGAAATGAGGCAACTCTATTTTTGGTAATTTCCAATCGAAATCGAAGAATCCTTTAATTTTATCAATCGCACCCTTTATAAAATCTACAATTCCACCGAATATAGAATTAACACCATTTCTGAACCATTCACACTTATTATAAAGAACAACAATTCCAGCAATTATACCGCCAATTATAAGAACAACTGGATTAATCCCTAAAACTCCCCACAGCATTTTTACACCACCTGAGATAGTTGATATGAGTCCGGGTATCTTCGAACACACTCCAATAACCTGTGTACTTACTGTGATAATCTTGCTGACCGATCCTGCCAAGGTTCCTATTATCAAAAGAACCGGTCCTATTGCCGCAACTATTAGTCCTATTGTAACGATGGTTTTCTTTTGTCCTTCGTCAAGGCTGTTAAATTTATCAACCAGTCCCTGTATGTGCTCTACCATGGACTTTACATATGGCATTAATATTTCACCGATTGAAATTGCCAGACCTTCTAATGCTGATTTTAGCAGGGTAAGCTGACCGGAGAGGTTGTCCAGCTGAGTATCTGCCATTTGCTGAGCAGCACCTTTACTTGAATCTATTTTATCCTGAAGTGACGTCCAAGTATCTCCTGTATTTGCCAGTAAAGCATTAACAGATGCCAAATCCGTTTTATTAAACATAGTTGCAATGACATTAGATTTTTCTTCTGATGTCATTCCGTCCATGGATGTATTTAAATCACCAAGTATGTCATTCAGACTCCTCATGTTTCCTTCTGAGTCGTATACAGAAACACCAAGTGCTTTCATCTGCTTAGCTGCGGCATCTGTCGGATTCTGCAATGAAAGAATAATGTTTCTAAGATGAGTACCACCCTCTGCGCCCTTATAGCCATTATTTGCTAATATACCGAGCGCCGTATTGAGTTCTACCGTTCCGCCTTTAATCGACTTTGCTGTGGCTCCAATTGTAAGAATACCTTCTCCGAGTTGTGCTACAGATGTATTAGTAGACGATGCAGTTTTTGACATCTGATCTACCATTGTTCCTGCTTCATCAACACCCATGCCTAAAGCCGACATTGCATCTGTTACCATATCAGAGGCAGATGCAAGATCCAATCCACCAGCCGCTGCCAAGTTAAGTACAGTAGGTAATGTATCAGTCATTTGCTGGGTATCATATCCAGCCAAAGCCAGATAATTAAGAGCCTCTGCACATTCACTTGCGGAAAAGGCTGTCTTTTCTCCCATCTCCTTAGCCAATCCATTTAATGAATCCATAATATTGACTGTAGATCCGTTAAGAGTGGTCGTAGCATCTTTTGTTATTCCCATAGTTGCCTGAACCTGGGACATAGATGATTCAAAATCCGCTGCTGTTTTAACAGCCGCTGTTCCTATTCCAGCTATTGGTGCTGATACATGGGTTGTTAATGTTTTTCCGGCAGAAGATATTTTTTCTCCTGTTTTACCTATCTTATCAGCATATTCTTCAAGATTGGCTGTTCCTTTTGCAAGCTCCTCATTTACATCTTTTAGATCTCTTTCATATTCGATAAGTTTTGCCTGTGTAGCTGTAATCTGGGATTTCTTCTGAGCAATTGCAATTTCATTTTTATCCTCTGCCAGTTCAAGCTTATCAATTTCCTTTTTAAGTTTATCGCTCTCAGAGCTATAATCTGATACTGCCTTTTGTGCGGACTCAAGCTCCTGTTTGGTCTTTTCGATAGCTTTTTCATTACCCTGCTCAGAGTCCTCTAGCTTTGAAAGTTCACTCTGCAGTTTTGTTACTTTATTCTGATATGACTCAAGAGAAGCCTGTGTTTCCTTATATTTCTGCTTTTTGCTCTCAAGTTCTTTAGAGTTCTTTTCCTCCTTATCGTTCATATCCTCAAGCTGTTCCTTGAGTAGTTTTACCTTGTCAGAATATAGTTCCGTCTGCCCCTGCAGATATTTTTGTTTATCACCAAGTTTTGTAAGAGCCTTTGTGTTTTTATCCCACTGGGCCTGTGCCATCCTGAATTCGGCATAATTTTCAGAAACTGCTGTATTAACATCCTTTAATGCTCTCTTGAAATTTGCTGTTCCATCAGCACTAAAGGTCAATCCTACTCTTTTTAATTCATCAGCCATACAAAGCTCTTACCTCCTCCCTCTTTTTTCTGCAATAAACTTCATATTGCTCACAAAAAAAGACAGGACATGTCTTGAAGAATTCCTCTTCAGACATTCCCATCTCTCTTGCATCTACCATATACTCAGCCCAATCTATTTCGAGCTGAAAGCTTTCATCTGCATCTTCGATGCCTCTTTTTTTTTAATTTTATCTACTTCATTCTGATATGCCTTTACCACTTCAAGAAGATCTGACGGATCTGGTGGTACAAGCTGGAGTGCCTCATCAAAAGTAACCTTCCGGCCATTGCTTCGCACCATCGCATATATAAGCTTAGCCGCAAATGTCATTTTGTCATGATCTGCGGCTTTCCCATCTTTCTCAAGCTTACTTATCTTCTGTCCCAGCTTAGCCCCACCTATCTGATCCAGATAATAAATAGTTCCAAAATTCATTTTGGCTTCTATTACCGTTCCATCAGTCAATTTTATCATTTTACCTTTATTCATCTATTTTCCACTCACTTTCCCAACTGCTGCCACAAGGTCATCTTTTGTAAGTACCGGCTTACTAAAAAATTTTTCCTCTGTGAGTCCTTCAGGTGCCGATGCACTTTCTACTCTGGCAACTATATCTCCATCCTCATTAAATGGATATGCCTTGATCTTGATGGTATCTGTCTGCTCATTTGCTTTCTCCTCTGATGTGGATGCTTCATCAGAATTCTCACTGAGCTTACATTTTGGATACCAGTCGTATCTATATCCACCTTTTCTTAATTTAACCACCTTGCCATATGCAAAATATGGTCGTGGTCTGTTTCCACCTGAAAGAATAAGACCATCAGTATCAACATTATCTCCTCTTAATTTTGCAAGAGTGTCTGATGGGAAAGCAACGACCTCAACTTCAATATCTGTTGATGTAGTGGAGATATCACTGTCATATACTGTACCTGATGCATATGTATCAGAAGCCTCTCCGTTTTCTGTTACCTTTACACTTTTTACAACCTCAGTTTTTTCGACATCAGGTTCAAATGCAGATGTCCATCTGCCATCACTGTCCATGACATCAAAACACAGATACTGTGCCCCGACTGTCTCTTTCATCGGTGGTCTTTTTGTCTTTATTGCCATTTTATCTACCTCCAGTTAAATATCTAAAGATGCAATCATCTTTTTGTAATATGTTTCTTTATTCTGTTCAAATAATGGTTTCAAATGTGCTTTACGTGCCATTTTTACAGTACCATTCTCAAGCATTGGACCATAATATTTACCCCAGCCGACTTTTATATTATTTCTGGTACGCTCATATGCAAACAGATCAACCAAATGTGTGTATCCCGGTACCGTAACCTTGCTTCTTGGCTTTGGAAGTTTCAGGAGGTCCTTAACAAATTCTTTTGCCCCTATTTCCACAGCATCAAGAGCACTCTGATCATTTATCCGTGAAATATACCCATCTAACATCTGCTGAAACTCTTCCATTCCTGAATCATCAAATGTTATATTTCCGTCACTATCGTATGCCCTACTCATTCACTGTCTCCAATGAAAAATATGAATGCCAGATCTTATCCTCGACATTAAACTCATGCATGATCGTTGGATGCAGTCCTTTTTCTCTCAAAATTTCTCTTAGCTTGATGAGATTTTCATGCCGCGGTGTTCTGGAATAAAAACTTACCTGCCACGTTATTTTATCCGAATAATCATCTCCGGATGCCATTACATCCTCCCATGCGATTTCCCAGTAATCAATTCTCGGAAATTTCTTTTCATTTTTCAGATCAGATATTCCCTCATTAACCGGACATCCTGTGGAGTGCAGGAGCTTACTGAGTTCACTTTGTGTCATCGTCTACCTCCCTGTCATATGCCGGAGTCTTAAGTGTCAGTTCTGTTTCTTTGAAACCGTCTTTAGTGGTCACGTGAGCCACATTGTATATCTCATGCTGTGCTCCATCTATTACACAGATGTACTTGCTGTTGACCTGCTTATACTGTGGAATACTGATTTTCATTGTAACCTCTATTCCATCTGCAGACAGCTTAGCTCGTGTTGTATCGAATACAGAAAGCTCCCTGTACCAGATATGCATCCCGGTAGATCTTACCTTTTCCACCGGAAAGTCCTGCGAATTATCCTCCTCTATCCTGAGAAGTTCCAGCACACCATCTGTATATTCAGGCATTGCCATCCACTTCCACCTCCGTTTCCATCTGCCACGTTAAAATCACACTTGAATAATTATCCATAAACTCACTGACTCTATGATGATATGCATAATACATGTAATTTTTAAGCAGCATCCTGTATGTCAGATCTGTTGTGATATTGCAGCCGGGATTTAAGCTCCCGACTGTACATTCACCCTCTCTTGCAAGATTTGCAAGCTGACTGTCTTCGTAATATGGCGGAATCTGGAATTCTGCCCTCATCTCTGATACCAGTGCTGTCAGTTCTGTGTTCTCCATATTACTGCCTCTCTTTTATTATTCCTGTCCAGCCTGAACGATTGTAGCCTGTGTTACAGGGAGCACATACTCCTCCAGCTTAGTTACATCAAAGATAACTGCAACATTGTCATCTACGGCACGGCCGTTTGCATAACATGATGCGATAATGAGATCTGCATTTTCCATAGCCTTTGTCTGGTCATACTCATTGACTCTCACACCTGTTGTTCCCATAGTGTAGTATCCTGCAATTGTAAATGCAGCCTTACCCTTCGGACAATTTGCATCTACGATTTTCTCGATGTCAATGAATGACTTGTTGACATAGCCGCCTGTCAGAGCCTCTCCATACATGCATGGATCCACATATTCTGCCTCGTCTGACGGATTACAGATAAGATACAGCTTGTCTACAACACGCTTACCATTATTGGTAAGAGTCTTTCTCACATCTGAAAGTCCTTTAGGGCTGAATTTTGTGATGTTTGTCACAACCGTCTTAGCCTTGTTGGTACCATCGCTGTTGGATGTTCCAATCTGGCGGAAAATACCAATCGGTCCTGTCTTTCCATCTCCATCAAGATATCCCTTTACAAGACCATCCTGCATAGCTTCAGACAGAATTGCCATAAAATAACGGTCAACAAACTCAAGCGAAAGCTCTCTGATTGCCTTTGGAATAACTAAGTAAGCGGTGAGCATGTGAAGGTCAATGTTAAGTGCTGAAATCTCTGTGCTCAGCTCACCCTTAACTGAGTCTGTTAGAGCTCCCCATACTGCTGCACCTGTATGTGATGCAACGATCCACTTCTTGACATTGGCAGGTGCCATGTTGACAAGATTAAGGATTGGTGATGCTTTCTTGACATCATCAAGTGTTCTGTCAATGATTTCAGTCGGAATGATATCAATCTGATTGGCCGTGATTGACTGCTTGATATCCTTGAAGCCTTCATAGAATTTCTTTTCTTCCTGTGAAAGATTCCTGAGTCCAAGCTGCTTCTTGAAGTCGGCATCATGGCTGGCTCTTTCTGCCTCAGCAACAACCTGATTTACTAAGTCCTCATGCGCTGCCTCCTGAATCATCTCAATAGACTGCATGATAGCTTCAGCTTTCTTCTCTGCCGGAGCATCATTGAGTAACTGCATTACTTTTTCCTGAACTTCTTTGTTGATAGATTCAATCTTCATTGTTTTCCTCCTTAATTGAAAAATGAGCCCCAATCGTTGCTCTTAGGTTTATCTGCTTCTTTATGTGTCAACTGATAAAATTCAGCTAACTGTCTCTCATGTTCGCTCTTGTTACAGAGCTGTTTCTTCAGCGCCTCATTCTCTTTAAGCACCTGCTGCAAAGTGGAATTATCCGGATTTTCCGGTTTATCAAGATTTTCCAGTCCAATTTCATCGATGAAACCATACTCTAATGCCTTCTGTGGTGACAATGTGGTCTCCTTGTGCATCATTTCACGGACTTCATCCTCTGAAATCTTTGCACGCTGCATAAATAAAGCTATGCAGCTCTCCATTGCAACATCCAGATTATCTGCCTCTGCCCTTAAATCTGCTGCATTTCCTGTTACTGTTTCCCACATATCATGAATAATGGCCGTGGTGCCCTGTCCCATTATTCGTTTGTCACACGCCTGTAAAATTGTGAATGCAATAGAATGACACACTCCCATTACTATTCCGGTCTTGTATGAACCATGCTGCTTGAGCATATTATAAATCGCAGTGCCCTGATCAACGCTTCCGCCGTTCGAATTAAAGTAAATCTTAATCTCATCTGTCTCCGGAATGGCGTCCAAAAGTTCTTTAAAATGCTTTGCAGATGTTTCAGAATCTTCATACTGCCATGTTTCCCAGTTAAAAGGACCTGTCTTTTTGATTTCGTCATATATGTAAATTTCATGAACATTGTCCTGCTGCTGGAATCTGTAAATTACATTTTCGTTCTTCATAATTCTGTTCCTTTCTCTTGATTACTGTTTAACGGACAGCTCCGAGATATCCGGATCACCTCCATCTAATCACTTTTAATTGATGTGCCATTGTCACCCTCCTCTCCATAATTTTTAGTCAATGCTCTTGCATTAGAGAACTCAGTGTTAAGCAAAGGATATCCCACCATTGCTCTGATTTCGTCATACGAGAAGCCAATTCCACGAAGCTTATCAAGATTAACAGCACTATCCACCACATCAACATGTTTAAAGCGTGCCAGCCATACCATTACCTTTTCATTTTTCCTGCTGTAATCATCTTCACCGACTATGTAAGCAGTCAGTGTATCATTTATGACTTCCGCAACCGGGCCGACAGCATAAGTGATAAATTCATTGGTGGCATCTGACTTCTCTGTGATATTGCCATTAAATACTGCTTCCGGTATATCAAAGGCATTAGCTGCTTCGTTGTTTATGGCCAAGGCAACCTTGGCAAGCTCCTCCGCTTTTGCGCTCGCATTTATCTGTATATTTTCAAGTGATACACCTTCCGACTCTGTCATTACCGTTATATCTTCGCTCTCAAGCAGTCTCTTGATTTTCTCTGCATACATGTCCTTGGTGACTATCTTGTCAGTTCCATCAGCCTGCTTTTCCCTGAAGGACTGTGCTGTACCCAGCTTCAGTTTAAATTTTGGCTGATTGGATAGACGAATCATGTAATTAATTGCATTGAGCGTATTGTTGTATTGATTCACAACGGACTCCAGATACACTCTTATCTTTGCATTGTCGTACCGTAAATGAATCACCTCTGATGACATGAATTTTTTGTATAAACCATACTGTTCCCCTGCACATTCGAGCGTTATGTTGCCGTATATGCGCTCTGACAGCACACTGTTTGACACCTGCCATGCAGACGCTTTGTAATATTTGCCATTCATCGGGATGATAAGCGCTTCCTGTGCCCATAGCAGTTCTCTTATAATCCTTGTCCAGAAATAAGTTCCACACTCATGGTCATTTGGCATTACATTGAGTCTGTACTCTATACTGCTTTTCTGTTTGCTGTCTGTCTGGACTATTATGTCAGACTTTGCAATTGCCCTTGCAATCATCATCACAGCTTTTTCAATTGCCAGCTTTGACAGATTAAGCTTTTCCAAGTCAAGCGCAATAATCTCTGCCATAGACTGCATCTCTTTATTCTTTTTTTGAAACAGGAAATCAAACATTGCTGCCTCCTAAATGTATATTATTTGAACCTCCAGCTCATCCTTGCAGAACATTGCTACATCGAAAGCCATGAACCCATCATTTTTTCTAAGCTTCGGTTCTACCTTTCCAAACATCTTATTGCCAAATTTATCTTCGGTAACACTTGTGTTGTTGGTGTACCAACGCATTATCGCTGATGCTCCAAAGTTAATCATGCCCTGACTGAACATAGACTGAATAAAAGGTGCAATTATTCCGGTTGCTGATGTAATCTTTCGTATCAGCCGAACTACACCGTTCGGATTCTTACGATTCTCAATCGTAAGGCCCCGTTCCTCGAATGCCATCTTAAACAGAGTGTAACGGTATGTATCCATTGCTATCTTCTTGACATCATATTCGGCACATCTTTCCATGCACCAATCAACTATGCTATTCACATCGATTACAGGTCCCGGTACCACCTCGAAATCACTAAATTCGGTCTGCCCTATGTTCTTAAGCGGGAACTTGATGGAGTCTAAAAAAGGCGATTCCGCACAAATCCATGTGTGCTGTCGCCATATATATTCTCCTGATTCAGTTTTTGTCAAAACTCCCGCCGATGCAAAGTCCCTTATGTCAGCATAATCGATTCCAATTACAGCCGGCTGCCCTTTTGTATCGATTGTCATTCTTGGCTTTTTCAGTTCTAATTCCTCTGTCGTACTGCCCTCATAACATGCACGCAGTACATTCAGCCATGTTGTGACCGTTTTCTCTTCCTTTCGTGCCGATCTGTCCATACGCTTAGTGATAAATTCCGGTCTCTTTGACGGTATCTTTTTCATTTCAAGATAATCGTGCATTATCTGATTGGCCAGAATCGGCATATACTCCATTGATGGATTGGCTTTGTGCCATGCATCAGGAATATCAACTTCTTTCATGCTGTCAATTTCGCAGATGAATGGATAATATCCCAGTGGATTTTCACCGGTCTCAAGGATTTCAGCGCACATTGATGAAATCTCATCCAACGGACCGTCTCTGACGTAGCCGTCTGTGGTAATAATAAACTCTCTGGAATGTTTAACTTTTCCGAATGAAGACTCAAACACATTTATCTGATCATAATTCTCGTAAGCATGAATCTCATTGAGCACCAGGCATCCGGTTCGCTTGCCGTCTTTGGTTTTGGCATTTGAAGTGTTATATTTCATTTCAGAGCCTGTTGCAAGGTTCGTAATCAGCTCCTTTGTTACTGAAAATTTTCCTTTGAACTTTGCATTTTCGTGGAGCATGTCATAGGCAACCTTGAAAGTGTCCTTGACCTGGTCTTCTGAATTGGCCACAATCTCAACATGATAATTTTTGACACCATACAGAGGTGTCTGCATAAAATTTGCCAAGGGAACAATGAAGCCGTCCTTTCCGTTTCCACGTCCTTCTTTGATGAAAAACTTTGGGAATACCGGAATATCGTCTTTGTACATGAATACAAACGCGTATATAAACTTCTGGTATGGAAATAGCTCATAATAATTTACTTTGCAGTATTCGAGACAATTCTCATAGGTCTCTTTATCGAAAAAAATATCATTTCGCTTAAGTAATGGCTTTACAATGTTCTTGATAAGCTGTTTTCGCTTTTTATTTATCCACTTCGGATGTTCTTTGACATATTTGAGATAATCATCAATTTCCTTACAGATAACCATCTGTTGCTTTTTCCGGCTCAGGTACCGGATCCTTGAGTCTCAGATCAGCTAAAATCTTGAGCATAGTTGCTGTGGTTTTTTGCAGATTGACAACAGAATCATTTGTTTTCTCGACTTCAACTCCGTTTCCGTTAATGGTCTTGTATCTGAGCCCTTTGGACTTGATATCACTAATCAGCTTCTTTTTCAGTGACCAGTAATATACATAATCGTCAATCATGTCTTTGTAAAACTCTGCATTCATTCCCCGAAGTTCCAACTGCTTGACCAGAGAATCTCTTATTTCCGTTTTTGTCAATCCGCTCACCTCCCTTTTTCTCAAAATATGTCTGTTTTTTGTGTATAATTTGCATATTTTTTAACGGTTTTCATTAAAAAAATAACTGTATTTTTGTGTTCTTCAAAAAAATTCTTCTTAAAGTAATTTTTGAAATTGGTACCCCTTGCCCTTTTCACGCGAGATTTCAAAATTTTTCCGGAGTCATGCCCACATGCCCGTTCGCCATTCAAGAAAATTTCGCAAAAATTGACCGGGGGGGTATTACCAACGCTCCCGGCTCACAAGTTTCTTTTTTCTTTTGAACTTTTGAGGCACTCTGCCATGTCTGATGTTGTGACAACGAACGCACAGACTAATAAGATTGTCATTATCCAGTGCAAGCTCCGGATGCTCCTTCAGTTCCTGTATGTGATGTACCTGCTCCGCCCTTGCTATCTTCTTTTCTTTCTCAGGCAGCCATTTTCCTTTTGCCACAGCCTTTTGGATTCTTGCCCTGCAGTCCTGACACTCAAAGCGATCCCGCTTTAATATCTCTATTCTTTTGGTTTGCCATGCCTTACTGTCATAAAACTTCTTTGCTTCTGTATCTGTCATTATTCCAAAATAAAAAGGACCGGCCCTTTTGCCAATCCTTTATGCTTACACTATATCACACATCAAACGGACAAAACGGACAACTTTATTTATTTTCTTTCTGAGACTGCTGCAGATATCTGTCATGTTGCTTTCGCGCGCTCTCGGCTGTAATGCCTATCTTCTGTGCCACTGTGTTCCAAGAATAGCACCTGACATGACGATACAACATAATCTGTCGAACGACTGTGTCGTCTATTGATATAATCCATGAGATAATTCTGTCCTGCTGCTGATTGAGCTTTCTCTTCTTGGCTTCAATCAGCTCTCTTACACTCACAGCCTTAATTGCCAAGTCTGCCATCTGGTCACTGCTTCCAGTTCCCGGAGTGAATGGCAAGCCTGTAATCTGCATTGCTTTTCCTTCTGCTTTGCTTTCAATCAGCTCCAGTTGTTCTTCCCACATCTTGATTTCTTTTTTGATATAATATACGCTTGTTAATTCTTTCTTCGTCATTTGTCACTCCTCAATTCCGAACCATGCGAGCATAGATATAAAATGCTGCATTGATACCGTTGTACTTGACCTCCGCATCCAGGAACTTGTAGCCCGGATATGCTTTAGTGAGTTCTGTCTCTAATACTGTGTGGTCTTTGGCCATCCTCTCAACACGTCGCTTCTTGAACTTGCTGTAGCTCTTTGTCGGCTCCGGTGGCTTCTTTAAGTTCCTTGAGCTCACCCACCGCTTAGTACCGTGTGGATTTCTTGATATATATTCTCCTAAACCTGTGATGAGAAAATCATCATTAGGTGATATTCTTCGTGTGTTTGGTCTGTCGCATTTCTTCCAGAGCGATTCCAGCTCGTCTCTGTCCATGCCGTCTCCGGTCATGAGAATATGAAAGTGTGGTCTCACATACCCATCAAATGCGAGCACATATATGTACTTGATATTTTCCAGTCCTTTTCTTTTTCTCCGGTAATTTATCTTCGCGATAAAATTCTTGATATCTTTTCTTGCTCTCTCTTCGTCTGCCGGGAGCTTGTCATCATTCCACCCGAACGTGCACCATAGGTCACCTTTTCCAAAGTTGATATTCGCAAGTCTTATCAGATACCGCCTTGCATTTTTGTCATTCAGATTTCTTTGAGCTTTGCTTGATGGTCTCTTTTTGGTCTTCGGCATGTCACTGAGTCTTGGGTAGCTTGGGTATATCCGAGCTTCAAGGAGAGTGGTCTGTGACTTTATGTTGGTGCACTTCGTGGTGGCTGTTCTGTACAGGCAGTTTACCTTGCCCTCTCTGAGGAGCTTCTCAAGCCTCTCCTCCTCGGTGTCATCTATGTATTTTTTGAAAGCCTCTTCGTAGTCGTAGTTGTCGTATTTTTTCATACTATGTACTCTTAAATATAAAAATCCCTCATATGTTAATACCCATTACAAGGACGATAAAGAATTTTTACCTACTATATTATGTTATGGGTTTACTGCTGCCTTTGTGCTGCTCTTATCTTTCTGTTATATTCGGCCTGATACAGCAGCTTTTTGTCTGTTGTCAGAACGACTCGTTTAAGAGTTGTCTCATACTTTTTTAATTTTTCGCACGTTTGTTCCCATTCTTTCCATGTTTCTTTTTTCACGCTATCTTTTTTCATGATTTTTCCTTTCTATATATGTAGAGACACAGCCTGCTTGTGCAAGCTGTGTATACATGTCTTATAGTATTTGCAGGCCGGTGTGCAGTCGATAGAATCAAATTCACACTTTTTGGGTTTTATTGGCTTTATGTCGCTCAATGTTCTGCTCTTCAACTGCTGCCTCCTTCGGCTCATATCCCATGCACTTTATTGGTCTGCTTGGTTTGCCGCATTTTTCATAATATTTGCAATTCTGACATTCATTTCTGTTCATTGTGTTTCGTCCTATTTGGTTTTGTACTGATGCAAGCGATATATATCTAATTTTGTCCATCTTGGTGAGTTCAGTTCTTCCGAATACCAGTCAATCATATTGGGGTAGTTTTTTTGCTCCAGTTCTTGTACCATTTGTAAAGTGCGTACCATGCCATGCTACTTTTCCTTTTCTTTCTGAAGCTTATCGTATTCCCTAAGCAATAACAGCCCTATTACAAACTCTGTTGTTCCAATCATAGTGAACGCTAAGAGCATCCCATATACTATTAAATCTATTCCTGACATATTATTCTCCTATTCTGCTTCTGACCGAAGCCATTCTTCCCACTTGCTGTGTTCTTCTTTGCATGGTTTGTATTCACATTTTTCATTTCTTTTCCTGCAATAAACATAATCGTCATCATTTTTCGTATAACAGTGTTGACAAGTTCTGCATTTTTCAAAGAAGTTTTCATCTTCCATCACCGCTCTCCTTATCCGGAAGTTTGGCTAGTTTCCACGGTGTACACCTATTGTCACTCCACGATGTTGATCCATTGTTCCAAACGTAAACTCTTCCATTCTCATATTTCGCAAAATATCTTTTAGCCCACTTGGAAAAAATATTATCTCTTACCAGTATTGGTGTATCAACTGCAACTTTTGACCAGTCAACAGGTCTTGACAGTGTGCTTCTATCACTCAACTGCTCCACTACTTTATCCACATCATAGTCGGTTGCCTCTTCCTCTCTGATATTCACTATGTTCTGACAGCCACAATGTGGGCAGTCGAATGCCTCAAACGTTTTTGGTAGTTTTGCCAAGGTTCCAAAAGCTGCTACTTTCTCTGTCGCTAAATATTTTTCTTCTTTCTTTAATTCGAATTCTTTTTCACATATTTTGCACTTCATATTATTATCCTCCGAGGTAAAGGGAGCTGGGTAAGGGCTCCCTTGTGTATAAATGGCTTACAAATCAGTTTCGTGATATAAATAATTCGCATGCCTGGTTTCTTTCGCTTTCGCAGGTGTTTCAACCTATAGCTCATAGTGTGGTGTCTCTATCCAATAGAAATCCACTCCTGAGAGGAGTCTTAAGACCTCAAGCTCCGGCTTGTAGGCAGGACTCGTGAAGCATATTCCGACTGCCATCTCGTCGTTGTATGAGATAAGCCAGTCACCATGCACGGCAAAGGTGCTTGGTGGATTTTCGTTTTCACGGCACTTGTCCGGGTTGACTATGGCCAAGCGTGCATCGTTGATGAGACGCACCCCGCCCGGTGTTTTAACTACCGACATCATGTTATCGTTCTGCATGATTTTAATCGGTGAGATTAGTGCTTCCTTTGTATCCTCCGCCATGTCCCACAGGAGAGGCTTTCTTTCCGTTTCAAACTGTGGGTCGTGTCCTTTCTGGTATGTCATGAACTCGCCCTTTTCCGGTGCAAGACCGCATGTCTTGATTACGGTACCTAAAAATTCCTTTGTGATTTTTTCTTTGTCGGCTTCCACCATCCATCCGGTACCGTTCAGGATGTACATACCTTTCTCTGTGAGGCCAAACTTGACGCCCCACGTTTTGTAATCAGCTTTTAAAATTTTTTCTAATTTTGCGCAATCTATAAACATTTTCTACCTCCTAACTTGGTTCTTTCCCATATCTTCAAACGCTCTGGCCATGCTCTCCGCAACTCTTTGGAGCGTTTTGAACATCTCTGCAAATGCGTCTCTCAGGCCGTTTCCGATTCTTTCAATATCCTCCGGTATGAGATTGTATACTTTCATTGCCCCATTTCTTCCGGTGTATACTTCGTTACCGCTGTTTTTGGGGAATTGTGACCGTGGATTTTTTTATACTGTTTCTTTGCCTGTCGTTTGTTCATTTTGTTCTCGGAATCTTTTGCAGGCTCTCGCTCGTCCGTTTCTCACTTCCGATGGTCTGAGTATCCTGCATATTCCTTTCTTCCCTCCTCTCGGCCCTTTTCTGATCTCTTTATAGTTTTCACATTCTTCACAATGTCGTTTCTTCTCGTCTATATCCTGCCTTGTTAGCCTTGCATACTCATTCATGATTTTCTGCAATGTACAATTCTCACACTCTTTTTCACATCCGTTCTCACATGGCATATCTACATAGTCAACTTCCTCAGTTCCTCCACTCGTTACCGGATTTGTAAACGTGCAATACTCTCTTGGCGCATACATATCTCCGTAAACTCTTGTCATCTTTATCATCTTGCGTCCTCCATCGGTTTTCCGAACCGGTCAACTTTTTCGCTGAGCCATTTGCGTAGATTCCATATATTTGCCAGATCTGTCACTAGCAACCGGTGGCTCTTGTATTCATCAGCCATATATTCAGCCATTCCCTGCTCTGACAGCCTGTCCATATACTCTTTTCTGGTGCCATATACCGCCTCTATGACTTCTGTTTCTTCTGTCTGCTCTCTCTCGGCCGTTTCCGGTTCAGATTCTGCTGTTTGATTTTCTGCATCTGAGCTTTCATTTTCTCCGGTTTCATCATCCTCAACCTCCTCTTTTTCTAGTGTTTCCGTGGATTTTTGCGCGGGCGCAATTTGTTCTGCAAGGCTCTTTTCTCCTGTCTGTTCCTCGGGCCTGTCTGCAGGCTCTTTATTATCTTCTCCGCAGTCTGTATCTCTGTCGGTGGAATCATCCTTTTGCTCTTCTCCTGCTCCAGGAGCCGGCTCATTATCTGCCACGCTTCCCGATTCAGTCTCTTCGACCTCATCAGTGCCAGCTTCTCCAACTGCTGCATTGTCATCCTCTGACTCAGGAGTTTCTGCTGTAGTATGCTCTCCTGTCGGCTCATTTTCCTGTGTTTCATCGTCTCCTCCAAAATGGTTCTGCCACGTTCTGGTGCCTGCTGCATCCTCATCAAAGATGGAGCTCATACGCTGATAGAATTCCCACCATGACATATTTTTTGGCGTGTCTCCAAACTTCTTGATTGTGACGCGATTTTCGTACATCATCATAAAGTAAAGACCTTTTTTGAATGAACGGTTTCCGGCCGGATTTACAATTTCTGCAAATCGGCTCATTGACTCCTCATCAAACTCGTTTGAGTACACCTCGTTGAGGATATCCTTGTTCTCCTCAAAGAATTTCTCTATCAGCTGGCTTGTGTTATCTGCCACACCTTCTGTAGGCTCGGTCTTGTTAAACCTCTTGAGCTCTCTTATGTCCTCTCTTGATGTCTCGGGCTGTACCATCTGCCGGTCAGAGTCAGGGAGCTTGAGCATCTCCTCAAGCTGGCTTCTTCCAAGGTCCGTATACTCCGGCCTCAAGTGTTCTGAATATCCGTCAATCGAGTATTCACGGTTGATGCTCATGAATCGGCTTGTGGTGGATGCCTCAAGTCCGTACTCAGCCTTAGCAAATTCTGCTATGCTCTTGTAGCCGTCATTCTCATAGAGTCTTTGATCATCAATCTGTCTGAGTGCATAGCCTATTCTCACGAAGCTCTGCTTCACTCCTATAAGCTCCTGCCTCAGTTTCTGCTTCATCTGTGCCCAGTCATCGAGTGTCATCTGTATATATTCCATGTTTACTCCTTATGCTATATTTGCTATTGGTACCGTGATTCGTGCCTGATGTCTGCGTTTCACGCTTTGTTTGAATTTTTCCAGCACCTTGCTGATAGTTGTTTTGTCCGGCTGACGGTCAAACTCTGAATAATATTGCAGGATACGATCATCTTTCATGCTGATTTCCACGGTGTAATATGCCTTTTCCAGATTCTCTTTTTTTCGGAGAAATAGAATCCAGCTTTCTCCTGCTGCCATTTTTTTCATGTAATGGTCACCTCTACCCACGCAATGATGGAGTGTCCGTCCCTCAATCATCAATTCCTTGCAGGATCCGGCCGGAATAATCATGTATTTATCATTCTCCCAGAAATATCTTTTTGTCTCCGGCAATCGTTCTTTAATCTGCTGATCCAATTTGCTATATCCTTTCAGGCGTTCCTCATCTGCTCGTTTATTTCCAAGTTCGACCAAATAGTCATGTCTTGCCTTCAAATCTTTTGGTAATCTGACAATATCGTCCTCTGTGTTATATCCCTCTTCTTTTGCCATTCTGAGATAATCTCTCCATGTTGTTACCAGCTTTTTCGGAGGAACCGTCTGCTTTTTCATATAGTTGACCATTCTTGTCACGCTTTTTAGTTCTTTAAGTATCTCCTTGCACTCATAAACTCTCAAATTTTTGTTTGTTAAATACTGTAATGCCTCTTGTGGGATTTTTACTTCCTCCAGTTCTTCATACTGCAGCCAGTCCAATGTGCACAGCCCGCCGTCCAGTTGTTTCATTCTGCTGACTCTGTTTCCGTCTAACTGCAACGCCCCTTGTAGGCTTTGTGCGTATGTACATATCTCGTCCGGGTCTCCCCACCAGCCATAATCATCAGTAATTTCTGCTGTCAATCTGCTTAATCCCGCCTTGGCCAGGTATTCCAGATATGGTTTATTGTGAAATGAGGTTATGAATTTATTGACATTGAACTTTCTTCCCTTATTGGCCAGCACGTCCATTCCGCTCAATTCCAGTTCTCCGGCCGGCAAAACCTCCTGCAAATTTCCCGGATATAGATACGATGATAAAAACCTTTTATTTTGCGGATTTCTATCCCAGAAATCCTGTTCCAACTCATCCGCCTCCGGTATCGTTCCATACCAAACTTTTCCCCAGCACTTTCCTTTTGGTATGATTACTCTTATCTGCTCAAACAGCTGTATTTCTTTCCCTTCTGCTGACCATTTGCATACTGCTTTGAATTGGCGTTCCACCCACTGCCTGCCGTATTTCTGTAATATAACAACCGGGGCTGTCCTCGTCTTTTCCTGCTGTCTGCTGTTTGCTGTTACTGATTGGCCACACTTTGGGCAGATGGTCTTTTCTCCGTGTTTCCATCCTTTCTTTTTCAAACTACTGCATCCGCAAGCTGTACAGGTATACGCTGTTCTTTTCCCTGTTTTCTTGATAAATAGTATGTGCCCTGGGAAAATCTCCTGCTCCAACCAGCTTTCTGCACCTTCCGGTACGCAAGGTATATCTGCCATTTGTTGATCTATCCTGTCTATTTTTCGTTCTATTGCTTTCTGTTTCTTTCTGCTGCTTAGATTTTCCTCATAGCCGTCTATGCTCCATGTGTCCAGGAAGTCCTGTGCCCTCTCTTTTTCCTCATTTGAGGCCCATGTCATATCTGTTGAACAATAGTAATAGTCATTTTTCAGAGGTTCTAAGCCCTCACATAGTCTGACTACGTTTTTTAACCTGCAGGTGTACCATTTTCCATCTACCCAGGCACTGTGGTTTTCCATGTCTGCAAAATACCGACCTTTTAGGTCTCCTCCGAAAAACAGACTTATCTCCACAGCGCGTTCCCCGTCAATCTCTAAGATCTGGCTTGTTGCTACCACTCTGTCCTCACTGTTTTTCTCAGGAATGTTACATGGCTCGCATTTTAAAAATTTTGTTCTTTTCATTTTTTCGTGCCTCCCATGTAGTAGTCAGAGATTATCTTCTTGGCTCTTGCCATGCCCGGGATGCCGAGTGTGACTTTGCTCGCCGATACGCCTGCCGCCTTGATGATATCCTTGTCAACTGCCTGTTGATTCTTGAAGGACCACATCAGGATGGCGGCTATACAGCCCTTCAATGTCTTGCCTTTCTTGCGGACATTATGAGCCAAGAGCTCATTCTCCATGCACTGGCCTCTTAGGTACTCCACCCAGTCTTCCATGATTTCCTTCGGCTTAAGCTCCGCCGCCTCGACATCGATCTTGCCGAGTGCCGCCGTGAGCTTATCGCACAACTCCGGGATTTCACCATGCGTGTATAGGTCCACGAAATCAGCCTGTATTCCATTTTCTTTCGCCACTACCTTGAGGGATTCTATATCACCCTCGTTAAGCAGGTTTTCAGCAAGCTCGTTAATCTCATTAAATGAATCAAATTCTCCAAACTTATCAAACATATGGTTTCTCCTTTAAAAAACTCCATTTATCGTATTTTCGCTCTGTATCTGTAAAATCCGGATAAAACTCATCCAGATATGTTCTGAACATGTTGAGCATCTCTTTTCTGTTTCCACTGTTGCCATTGTCCAGCATGTGATGGTGGTAGCGGCATCCGACTGCTCCGTTCTGTCGGATACCAAGTCCCATGGATGAGCGTGGTATGTAGTGCATGATGTCTGTTATATCCATCTCAGGGACTGCTGCTGATGGCATCTTATAGCCTGCCCGGCAGAATATGCACCGATAATTGTCACGCTCTCTTATGGCAGTGCGCTCTATTTGTGAAAATTCAAGATATTTTGTATATTTAGGCATATGAATTTTCCTTCTTTTTGTGCTATAATATTTTTATGGTTTTTCTTTTTATTGTTGTTTTTTCACGCAGAGTCCGGTCAGGAAATTAGATTTTCCCGACCGGTCTTTTTTACGCCTCAATCTGCATGACATATGGTGTGTCGCTCTCCATGCGCTCATCCACATCCTGAAGCATGATATCCGTCAGCTCCTTGAGCGTGTCGAACATGCTGTCGGTGATTAGTCTCTTGTCGTGTCTTTCCTTCACTACTCCGATTATGTAGCCGGCTGTGAGTGCAGCTTCCTTTACATCTGCGCTCTCCTCAATCTTTCCGATCATGCCGATGCACTTCTTAAATTCCTTGTACTGTTTCATTCCTGCTGTGTGCTTCTTAAATAATTTCATGGTTTTTCTCTCCTTATGATGCTGCTTTCTGTTCTTTTGCCACCTCTGATGTCATGATGCCGATATCAAGTGGCTTCTCTGCCCTGATGGCAGCGTTTAACTGTTCTGCTGTTTCAATTCCAAGTTTTTTGAGTGCCTCTTTAAGTTTGTTCTCCATAAGTGACCTCCTAATATACCCAAATCCTCATTCCGATTCTGCTTATTACTTCTTTGAGCTTGAAATCTGCTTTCTCCGTCTTTATCACCTTCCTTTCGCCGGAAATCTTCTTACCAGGTCTCTGGCTGCCATCTGAAATGCCTGCTCTCTCTCGTCTCCTGTGGCTCTGATTATTTCCCGACCATTCTGCAAAATCCTGATTGTGTGCTCACCGGTTTTTTCTTTCAGTGTCATTGAGAGATGGTGCCGCTTCTGACGAGGCGAATACGCACTATAAAATAGGTCTGTCAGTGTTTTCAATCCTTTTCAATCCTTTCTCTCTTAAATGCTGCGCTATCATAAAATCACAGTTTGGGCTTACATAAATCCTTTATCACATGCTCTATCACGAATTTCCTGCACTCAACCATCTCCTCTTTTGATGGCTGAGTGTTCGTCTTTTGTATGATCCATACAATCAACGCATATTTTGTCCACTTATTTTCAAGCCACCCTATCAAGCAAGTTATCAATGCTATGATGAATATTAGTTTCAATTTTTCTCACGCTCCTTCCTAAATCAGATTTCTCCCCGGGCTTACCGGAGCACCACACGAAATGGATTTATTATGGTTCACAAGAGGATTTGTTGTATATGGGTAGTTTTGCGGTGCTCCGGCAAGCCCGGATATATTTTTTTATTGATTCAGCATGCACTTCACTTCTGCCTTGAGTTCAATGAGGCTTGCAAAGTATGCTGCCTCTGTGAGGGCTTTTTCTCTCTTGAGTTTCTGATACTGTTCCTCATTCCAGTCCTCTCTCGTGTTAGTACAGAAGCTATTGTATTCTTCCTCTTTCTTGCAGTTCGTCTCATCTGCTTTATCTATTTTCTCGAGGATTTTCTCGAGAATGAGCAATTCTTCCTTTGTCATGGCTTTTTCTCCTCTGCATCTTCAAATAAAGCTGGTCGATATGTTTCTTTTGCAATATGCTTCTTTGCCTCGTACCTCGATGTGATACAGCTTTCCAACTGTGCCATTGCCCGATCAAGCGCTTCCTTTTTCTCTTTGACGTTCGCCAGTCTGCCGAGTAGTTCTTTGTCCGAGACTTCTATTTCCAGTCCGATTCTCATTTGCTCTCCTTTTCCTGCATCCTGTCCAGCAACGTTTCCGTCTGCAGCACTGCAGTCTTTATCTCTTTTGCGTCTACACCAAACTCTCGCATCTTCTCTTCAAGCGGTACAGGTGCATGGTCTTTCTTGGGGTACTGCTGATATATGCTCTCTGCAGCATAGAGTCCGTACCGGTAATAGCATTTCACTGCCAGCTCCGGTGTGATACTTCCTTTTCCCTGTACAGTGCACCTGCTCTTGTCCTTGTAGGTAAAAAATATTTTCCACATGGTCTTTTCCTTTCTTAAATGCTACTTGCATATTTATATCTAACTTTTCTAAGGGGAGGTTTTTCCTCCTCTTATCTCATCTAATATTTCATGCAGTAATGCGGTCTGGTACATTATTTCCTTTCCTATAACAGAGTTCGAATCTATACATACCGACTTTCTTTTCTTTTTTGCTTTTTCTCTCTTGATTTCATCTCTTTGCATTTCTGCAAACTTCGAAATTTCTTTATAAATTTGTTTTCCCATATGGTTTTCCTTTCTGTTAATTATCTGTATCAACTTAAAGTTGACTTAGTGGGCAAAAAAATATTATCAACAGGGATATTGTATATCCTACTCATCATTTCAAGCTGAGCAGGCTTAGGTATAACTCTATTGTTTTCCCAGTTGACAATTGTCTGCTTATTGAGGTGCATTTGCTCTGCAACATCAGCTTGCGTCATGTTTGCGTTTACCCTAGCGGCCGCTAGGCTAATCTGTAGCTTATCCAATTGAATACGCTCCTTTCTTGATTGACTATCTTTGTTACATCCTCATAATATATCAACTTTTAGTTGAAGTCAATACTAAAAGTTGATTTTTTTATTTTTTAGCTTGTCTTTTTTCAACTTACGTTTTATAATACAAATAAAGAAAGGGGATGATTATTATTTCAGAACAAGAATTTAATCAAATTTTTTCAAAGCAATTAAAACATCAACTTCAAATACACGAAATGACACAATCTGATTTGGCCAAACGCCTCGGAGTCAGTACACAGTCTGTTACTAATTGGTGTAAGGGTGCGAAGACTCCTCGGATGGATAAAGTAGATTCCATGTGCAAGATATTTAATTGTCGCAGATCTGACCTGATGGAAGAAAAATCTTCGATTCCGCTCAATAATAATGATAAAACAATTCTTGATAAGTACCACCTGCTTAATGATGAGGGTAAGCAACGGCTTCTGGAGCGTGCCGACGAGCTTATTGAGCTGGGCTATATTGCAAAAGGGGACGCACTAAAGGAGGCCTGAAATATGTTATTAATAAAAACATTATAGAGTTAGAGTAGTCTTATCAATAATTTGTGTATTCGAAAATACTTTAAAAATTATTAAAAGAAGAATAAAATTTCAATTATACAAAGGAGAATTTCATATGACGAAAAAACAAAATTTTCAAAAAGGGCCCTCAAAAATAGCTTCTAAACTAAATTATAAAATTAGTTATACTATAGCATTGGTCGTGGCAATTATTTTTCTCTTATTAGGCTTTATTTCTATTGTATCTGTTACCTCTATAGGTGTAATTTCCATAATACTAGGATTGATATTTCTACATTTGTACAGATTGTGGAGAAGAATATATAAAAATTACGATTATTACAAAGAAAATGGATTTTCTACCAAAGAAGATTCTGCATATTCAGAGCAGCCCATACGAAAAACATACACTTTCCCAGTTGTTGGTGTAACCTTTAAGACTGGACGTCAAAGCAGACAGACTGCTTTAAGACACATATACTTTCATGATACACCTTACGAAACAGTTGACATTCAGATTAAAGAATATGACTACGAAGGTGAACTGGCTCTCGGTGTATATGCGAATGAATTTCAAGTTGGAAATATATCCAGAGCTAATATCAATAGAGTTTCTTCTCTATTATCTGATGATTATACAATATACGATTATAAAATATATGGTGGCGGTGATAAAAATTGGGGAATGTCTATTACATTATCCAAAATTGTTAATAGCTAG